TGATTCCCTACTCTTATGATACGGTGATGCCGTCGACGCCGACGACGATCCAACCAGTTGAATGCCATACCACCTCAACACCACGACCCTGAGTCACAGCAACATTAGTCCAACTACCGTTGGTGTTTGATGGGGTGATTGTAGCAGTACCACTGTTGATATTTAGGAACCTTTTTGAAGTGCCATCTAAAGTCGCGTCCGGAAGAGAAACCGCTAACGCACTTGAAGCATTACAGAAAGATATCGGTGAAGTCGGAGAGGCAGCAGTGTCAATAGTGATAGTCTCTGAATTAAAATCAGAATCTTGACCACCAATATGGTTCCACAGGTTGACAAAGTTCGTATTGAGTTTGTCTGCTGCGTCACGCAGGGTGTCACCGGTTCCGTCGTTGGCGACTGTTCCCGTTTGTAGTATTTCTCTGGTTGACATGTCTGTATTCCGTTTTTATTACAAAGGTTATTTATACAAGTTAGAAGGAGTTCTCGTCGAGAGTGTTGATAACATTTGAAAGATCTGCGAAGGTATCGTCCAGAGATCTTGGAGCAATGTCGTCTGCTCTTGCGATAGTGCCGTATTGTGTATGCCAACCCGAAATCTTATATGGGTGTGACATATCGTTGACTCTCGTACGGACGAAGTTGCCATCCGAATCTTCTGCGATCTCGGTGATGCTTGTGCTCATGATACCTTCATTGACCCCAGCGACTCTCTTCAGCACAGAAGCAGTTGAGAATGCCTCGACTGGAGCAGGAGGTTCGATAAACGAGTTCTGCGGACCGAGGTTAAAATCGTATATAGAAGTGATCGACACCTGACCGGCAAGGTACATACCAGCAGGGTGGACGAAAGTCTTGTATGCGTCTTTCCAAGTAGGCACACCGATTGGTGCAGAGATCAACAAACCGTATAACTGGTAGAACTTATCGTTGGTAATGTACTTGTTTGTTACATCAGAACCGATAGTCGTGAATGTGTCTCTGGTTGCAAATATCTTGAGGGTGCTCGAAGCAGGAATCAGTCCATTGGTTGCAATGCTCGAGATAATGCTGTCTGCCGAGTCAAGAGATTGCCCAGCAGAGTCCAAAGTCGATAGTGATACGACCTGCCTTGCGAAGTTGATTGTGTAGTCGGTATCTTGACGGAGTATGCGATACTCTCCGTCTGAGTCTTGTACAGATATGGTTAGTTCTGAACCCTTATACGTGTACGGAAAGTGTATAGCACCGTTACCGCCCGAAAATATCATCTCCTCTTTGTTGACATCACCAAGGTAGAAGACTTCGTCCTTACCATATCGCACATCAATATCAAGACCGTAGAAGACTCGGAAGAATTGCTTAATCGAGAATTCAGTACCCTTAGATCGGTACAAGAGGTTTGAGAATTGTAGTGCAGTACGCTTATCGTTGAACGACTCAAAGTAAGGTTTACCCAGAAGAAGTTCGCTGGAGATAAAGGTCAGGAGTTCTTCTTTCGCTCCAGTAATGTCTCGCGAGAGAAGCAGGTCGTTTAGTTTCTCTACTGGGTTATTTGTTTCTTCAAAGGTTTTGTAATATTCTTGAAGAAAGTTGACCAGTTTAGGGTACTTCTCATCGAAGTGCGCAGGCAATGCCTCGAAGACTGAATATCTGTCGAGATCCAGTTCGCGGCGATAAACGTCTGTTAGAGTCTTATCAATTGCCATCGTTATTACCTAGTAGTGACCTTAATAGTTTTACTGAACGAATCTTCTGGGTCATACTTAATGATATTGTTCAACTGTGCTTCAACCACTGACTGGTTTGCAGGAATTGCATATATCTTTATATAGTTCCTACCACCTGGGATATTCTGCACGGTCAACCCGTTCAACGTGACCTTACCAGTTGCTTGATCGTATGAACCGATAGATCCGTCAAGAATCTTTCCACCAACAGTGACGAGTTCAAGTTCGTCAGTTGCAGTAATATTGAATATCGCTTGTGAAGAACCTTGTGGGGCAACGTTGACTCTTCGGTCTAGTTTGTTGCGGAGGAATACAGTCTGGTTCTTATACGAGAACAGTGAAGAATAGACGCTTGCTTCAGTTGACTCAGAAGGACTTTGAATCGCCAGAGGAAAGTCAATAACGTGATTCTCTTCTAACCCAAGTGTAGGTAAGACTCTCTTGTTGACGATAACCGTTGCACGAGAAGAGAGAACAGAAGGATCAGACGCGTCTACATCAGACAGCATGTTCGAACGACGGAATACTTGGTCGAACTTACCAGTGTTGTCCACGAAGTAAGAAGAGATTGCCTGTTCGACATTGGATCGAATTGTAGACTCAGAGAAACCAGTCAGAGAGGCATTCCATTGGAAAAAGGTTTGTATTGAAATGAAGGTAGTTTCTGGGTCTGTAAACTTGAGATTGAAAGAGGCAATCGAGAACTCGTCTGCCAGATCAAGAATACCTTGACGGATGTCAGAAACTGTTCCGTTGGTTAATCCATCTTTAAATACGATAGAAGTAAAGACCGCGCCGTAATCAGGTTCCGGATCGTCTTCCCCTCCCCATGACTTAATGTCTTCAATGAACGACGAATACTTCTTCAGGATCAACGCAGAGTAGTCAGTAGATGTTACCATACGGTTTTGTGCCGCGTATTGGAACGGTGCGTTCAGACGGATCGATTCGATACCCTCTTTCTCACCACCACCAGCAGATCTTGTTTGGACAGAAACCGAAACAGTCGAAGGATCCACGTCATACCCAGAACCGCTTGTGGTTGCAAGGGTGAGAGTAGATGCCAAGGACATAGTCGGGATATTGTTTGCCTCCGCTCCGCTTGCACGCAGATAGTTTACATCAATAACCTGTCCAGCAGATGGGGCAACACCGAGGGAGTTACCGTTGCCGAAAGTCAACTCGTAGTACTGGTTTGGTGACTCTCGTAGAACGTACAATCTGGATAATTCATCGATAGTCGTGGCGTCGAGCAGGTCAGTGTAGACGTTGAACCCAGTACCGCCGTCGATGTTCGAAGACTGTTGGTTCTCAAAAACCTTGACGATAGCAGTAGAAATGTCGATGTCTTGGTCTGGGATAACATAAACGGCATCCTGACCAGAACCCACTAAGAACTTCTCACTTTTCTCGTCACCCTCAAATACCTTAACGGGCAGGGAAACGTCGGCAGTCGGTGCGAAACTGTATACACCGTTGTTAGCAGTTGCCGACAAAGACTCACGGTTAGTGAATGTGTAGTCGACCGCATCTTTAGTGCCACGAAGAACCAATGCACCTGGTTGGATAGTCTGTGACTGTAGCAGTCCAGCAACACCGGTTAGGTTCAGGGTCAATTTAATCGCAGACTCAGCAGATTTCTTAGAGTCTGGTACATAACCGATAGATTCTGCAAGGGATACAACAGAAGGTCGCAACTGAGCAGTAACGAGGAAAGACTCGTTCAATGCAAAGTTTGCCTGCAATGCGTTCATGTGCGTGTTATACGCAAGGACGTCTAGGAGGTTCGAAAGACCTGCTCCCTCGAAGTCGTAATCATTAAACTCTCCAGTTTGCTGTAAGAAAGTTTTAAGGTTGTTTTTGATCTCTTGAAAGTCGAGATCAGTCGATTTAATCGTGGTTGCCATTATCGTAACCTATTCATGTTGACTGCGGCTGTTAAGGTTCCTTCTTGAGTTTCTACTCGGAACTCTACCCTAATATAAATTGTATTTCTAAAATTATCTCTGAGAGTCTGTGCTCCCCTTCGGATCGCGTCCTTACCGTCATAGAACTTAACATCTACGACCTTCGCGCGAGGTTCGTCCCGTTCGATTGCCTTTGTCACCATATCTCGGACAAAAGGTTCAGAATAGTTCTCAACCGTCTCAAACAACATGGCACGGAGATTACCACCAAAGAATGGGTTAAACGGTTTCTCAAAGTGATTTGTAAGAAGTATGTTCTCGACTGCCTGTATCACTGCTGCGGCGTCGTGCTTCTTATAAATGTCACCCTGCATGACACCTTGCTCGTTCAATGCACCTGCTTTGGTGTTGAATGTGAGGTCGATGTCAGAATTGCGGATCTTTTTACCCGTGACAAGGGTGGTGTCCGTTAATCCAGGGGTGACTCTTTTAAGTGCCATTAGAAATACCTTTATTGTTCTTGGTTTATTTATACAAGAAATCAGTCGGTTATTTCAATGAGATCAGATCCAGACAGAGTTTTGCGGTTAAAATATGTACTAACCTTTTGCTCGAAGGTTGCAGTGAAGTCTTTAGAGATCAAAGGCATAACTACGATCAACTGTTGTGTCATTACCTGATCAGGACGAGTTATGTCATAATCCAGACTCAACTGGTCAAAGAAGAACGTGTCACGGATATACAGCGACAGATCAAAGGTGGCACTGTAGTCGGTCTTTCCTCTGGAGTTGAAGAGGGAATACACAACAGCACGACCTTCGTACTTCAGGTGGTTGATCGGGATTGCTCCCCTGACGATAGACTTCTGGGTGCTACCACCGTCTTCTTTGCGGTATGGTTCTCTCCAGTAATACTGCTCTGCCGGTTCAAGTCTTCCGTCAAATGCCTCACGGATACCATTAGAAGGATTGTAGTAACCTTCAGTGACCTGTAATCGGTAATCCTTAAACTCTTTTGCAGACGCGATGCCTTCCATCATCCATGCGTGGAGGTAATACTGTCGGGCAAGGTCTTGTCTCTGCGATAAAATCGGGATCATATCAAGAGAGCACTTGGATCCAGGTGCGCCGAAGAACTTAGACAGGGTGCACGACTTTGACAGTCGAGTGCCGCTGGTAAGAGGAGCACCGTTGCGGTCTGGGTTGTACAACGGGTCAGCAACGATAGTTCGGGTGGTCGCTTGAACGTTCTTTGGTAAGAAAGTCTTGGAGGATCTCTCTACAGGGTTTCCGAGCAACGAGTAACCAAACCGTGGTTGTGGTACACTTTGACCACTACGCTTCTGCTCGTAAGGTGCAGGAGGCGCAGGAAGGGAGTATAGAGGAGACAGTCGGTTTTCGTCCAACAATGAGTCGATGCACAGAGATGCGTCCAACTCGTCCTTTCCGGTCTGCGGTCGAGACTCGTTAGCACCATCCATAGTTCGTAACTTGGATCGGATCTCTGGAGTCTTTGGAGTGTAGTTGAAGTAATTTGCGTAGGTATCAACTTTTGCGATCTTTGCCTCAATGGTGCCGTCGCCATCGATAGAAATCTTTCGAACAGCATATGGAGAAGTTTTGTTCCAAACTTCCCACCAGTCGACTGGGTTACCCATATAACCAAACAGAGGTTCGTGCGGGACACGAGAGTCTGGCCAGTTTTCTGCCATTAGGATAGCAGCATCTGGGTCTTTGTTAGTGAAGGTCGCACCTGCATGTTCAACAGAAGCAAACATAGAATGCTTCTCCTTCGCACCCCAACCCCAGTCGAACTTATATTGTGGTTTGTTAAAGTCTGCCATGGTGCTGTATGCCCCAATCTCCCACTTAGGGTCAGATGGAGAAGTCGGGAATAGAGGAGCACCACTTACTGCGTCAGCAGACTGAGAAATGCCCGCATAGTTGGCAATGTGAGCGGTGTGGGCATCTTCGGAGAACTTTGCATATTTTGCAGTCCATGCTTCAAGAGCACGACCCACGAGGTTGCCGTGAAATACAGTTTCCTTACCCTGACCGTCTTCACCGCCTGAGAACAGACCACCGTAGTAGTGGAAGTCTGGTCCACCGATCTTACCTTTACGACCGATGATGCGCATGTCTTCTGCTGACCAAGTCATGAACCCGCCAGTTGCGCCTGTGATATGCTTCTCAGCGGAAAGACGAATTGCCCTTGTTGCTTGAGGCAAGATGTCCTGTCCCGCAGACAAAGTAATGTCTTTCTTGGCGATGATGCGGTGTTCACTAGACCCGAAGTCTAAACGATCTCCCCAAACCTTAGTGTCCATGTTACCACGAACGATAGTCTGGTGGGTGTCTCCTGTTTCTGTGATGTATGTGCCA